GGGCTGATTTTCTAATATCAATTGAATACATAAACTTTTACCATTAATAAAAGTCATGAAAAAAGTGTAACATTTTTAATTGGTTGGAGTATAACATCAAATGGAAATCCAAAGAGGGCCGTGTTTAGCATATATTCTTCTTTGATAGGATTATGTCTTTCTTTCCAGATAATGTGATCTTTTAATGTATCTAATTTGCTTTCTATAGTGTCAAGACGAGATACGATCATGTCAAACACATCAACAAGGACATCTTTTTTAATGACAGTGTCATCATTATCATTCATATTTATGAAACATATCTATATATTTCTTATATTGCTTTTTTAGGACAGAAAGTTTTCTGACACAAAAATGATGAAGAAAAGAATGAGTGTATAATTCGCGGCAATGTCTTTCGGTTGAAAAGTGAATTGAAAAACATATCTCACTATCTTGGAAAGCAACATAATTTTTGACGCGACCAAAAAATCGTTTTGTAGTAAATGCAGTGCACATTCATATTTCATGACCTGCTGGTCATGAACAACTCTGTCAACTACATTACCATACAAGGCAAGAATATTAAAGGCTTCATCAACTTTATGGTGAACCTTTTGCACATTGACTAACAGAGGTCGAATTTTAATTCTAGGCGGCCCATCAGTATGCTTTATAAACTTTGTAGGTGATTTTATAAGCATTGCTGTTTTAATGTAATAAGAAATTAATTCTTTATATTATAAAATTTATAATCTCATAATACTTTCAACTTTAAGTGATGAAATATTATCTTTCCAATCATTTCCGACGAAACCAATTTTGGAAATGCTTTGCGTAGCGTTCACAAACTCTTGATGCTTTCCTTTGAATGCTTGTGTGTCAAATATAGTTATTTTTGTATATGGTGACAATACTAAAGATTGAATGTGTTTTTTCCATGTATCACTTAAGACCGGGACAGAACCAGCAAATATTTTTGAAATACCACCCAGGTTTGTTTGCGTATATGCAATTGCATACGGTTGAATAATTTGAAGCTTGAATGATTTAATAATTCCTTTAAACTTTGTGTTTTCATTGTTAAATTCAGGAATTTCCAGAACAAAATCATGGGCATTTGTGTACGTAGTTGATATGCCTCCAAAGTTTGGTTTTTCATAAAACGTAATTTTAGAAAATGGTCCCAATTTAAATGAATTAACCTTTTGTGAAAGTTGTCTTTGATCAGATGTAAAGGACAGTTGGGCACCCGTGTAGCTCTCTCCCTCAAAAATTTGAACTTCCGCACTTGCATCCTTGAATGGGTCTAATTGGTCAAATGTTTCGAACGGTTGAAATGTTGAGATGTAAGGGTTGTATGGTTGGGGGTACCTGAGTTGAAAATCATCAAATCTGGATCGCGATAAGTAACTCAACACAGCAATCATTAAAAGTGCCACGAGAGTAATCAGCACATATAATTTAATATTACCTTTCATGTTTTATTATTATATCATGTGATATTTTTGAATTTTGGTTTATGCTCGATAAAATTTCCTAAATAGTGTTGGGATATTTGACAACGGGACAACCAACACATTCCCCAAATTTAGAACTATCATAACTCCACTTCTTTGAAAGATAAGAAGAAATAATACCCCTACATGCATTATAATTACAAGAATTAGACCTTTGAGCTGGAGGAGGTGGCGGTTGTGGATCTAATGTCCCGGTAGCCCATATTGCACTATTATTTCCATCGTAAATAACCACATTTCCATCATCCTGTGCAACCAACCTATAAGGTGGACGTCCTTTTCCATATGTACCACTTGCCCAAAACGGTGCATTGTTTCTGTCATATGCAACAAGGTTTCCATCATTCTGCATCGCAAGTTTTATTGGAGGGCTCGCCTTTTTAAACGTTCCACTTGCCCATTTGGGTTGTCTTGATGAATTATACATTACAATATTTGCATCGCTTTGAACACAGAATGAATGACCCTTTGATGACTTGATACAATTTTCATCAGGAATAAAGTTGGGAGAAGTGACTAGGTTTCCACCAGTAACTGGTTGTTCAGCAGGAGGTGGAGGTACAGGTGCAGGTGGTGGCGTTGATTTTAAGGCGGAAATAGTGGCATTATGTGTTGCTATAACTCCATTCAACCTTGCTTGTTCATCACTATTGATTTGTAAGCTTGCATTAAGGGACGATATTTTTGTTTCATAACTTGCTATTCGTTCAGAATGTGCAGACGCAACATCTTCCAAATGTTTCCTTTGTTCATCTGCCAATGATGCATTTGCTTGATGGATGAGCATCTTGTCTTCGTCATCAGCAATTAATGCCTTTAAAGTTTGTATTCTTTGATCAATAAGGGCTTTTTCTTTTGAACTCACGCCACTTTGCAATGCCTGGAGTTGTGCAATTTGAGCAGCTTTATTTTGAGAGTTGGACATAATACTTGCCATCTGATTTTGGGCTGCATTATAAGCAGCTTCTGCATCCGCTTGTTGCTGTTTTATTGAGTTCAATGCTGCCGTAGTATTTTCAATTTGTTGTTGCTTTTGAGCTATTACTTGTCGGTCTGCTTCTTCTCTTGCCAGAGAAGCAGCCAAATCAGCTTGAAGTTTTTTCTTTTCCTCACCTAGAATGTGTGCATCTCTAACAGCTTGTTTGCATTCAGTGACTGTTTGAAATGATCTTTGCTTTTCAAAATATGACATCATCTGTGGCGTGTTGAGATTTTCTTTAAACTTTACCTCACATCTTTTTACATCTGGCAAATCATTCCAATAAACCTCATCGATAACGTTTGGGTCATATAAAACTTGATTATCTTTTGAACAGTTGCTTGGAATATTATCGACATCAGGACTTCCCAAGTCTAATGAACAACTTTGAGATTGACCAGGAATTGCAAACCATTCCAGTTGAGTGTCAGCAACTTTAAATTGGAATTTATTTCCATCAGATGTTGGAATAGTGCAAGGGGTATTGTTGCGTAGTGCATTGCTTTGATTCAATTCATCATATACAAGTGGTGATAACATATCTCCCCCAACATGTGTGAACTGTTCGATTCTCATAAAACCATACAAACTCATAATAATTATTACAAGAAGTAGTATGATTATTACAGACAATGAACAAATAATCATAATTATATTATACATTCTTTAGAAAATAGTTCCTCAGACACTAGATTTTATATTGTGATAAATAAATATGCATATAATTTCATTCTTACAAGACTTTGTTAGAAGCAATCCAGGAATGGTTGCTTCTAATTTGTCTTTTTCATTCTTGATACCTGTACAAGATGTTATGTTACCACATTTTTACGGAAAACTCATAAATGCATTGATAACTGACAAGGATATTGTAAAATATATTGTATATGTGATAGCGATATTTATGTTTCTTGAGATAGGATTTGTATTATCTGATTGGCATGATATTTATACATCATCAGGGTTCCAAACATTTACTCGACAAGAGATCTTGAAAAATTTATTGCAAAAGTACGAGAACAATTTTTCAGATTTATATATTGGAAATTTGATGTCAAAAGTAGTGAAAATCCCATATACTCTTGTTATCTGGTATGAGCGCTTAAAATATGCGATATTGCCTTATATTTTGGTGTTTTCATTTGCAGTATGTTATTTTGCGGGTTATGATAAAATATTAGGGATTGCATTGCTGATAACAGCAGTTATATATGCTATTTGTATTATTGGTATCCCTCAAACAATGTGTAGACACCCTGCCACAGAAAAAGATCATATGGTAAATGAAATTCATGAACAAATTGACGATACTCTGCGTAACTTCATATCAATGCATGGCGATAAAGATAAACAACAACATGAAGTTGAAAGGCTTCAAAATTATGAAAAACTGTTCACAACTAAATTCGCCGACACCATGAAGTGTTTAATGAAAACAAAAATAATTACATCGGTAATTATAATTTCATTTACAATCATATTTATCTTAAGAAGTTATATCCTGTTAAGAAAGAAAAAACTGACTGCAGCTTCATTCTCCTCACTCTTTCTCATCCTTATCTATATAAATGGGGCTATGATGTCACTTGAATCACAACTGAGAGAGATGATTTTTGACTGGGGAATTATAACAGAGTCTGATGAGTTGTTTGAAAAACACAACAAGAAAAATCACTTGAAACAACAAAAACCTATGATGCCAAAAGATGGAAAAATACCACAAGAACCAGGAATAGGGATGAAAAATGTAGGTTTTACATTTCCAGGTGGTGCAAATCCTATCCTTCAAGATATAACATTCCACGTAAATAAGGGAGATACAGTTGTTATTCTTGGTAATATAGGTTCTGGAAAGTCAACAATATTAAAACTATTTTTGAGATTAAACAACCCTGATTATGGATGTATTTATATTAATGGAAAACCATATAGTGACATTGACATTAAAGACGTTAAACGTCAGGTAGGATTTGTTCCACAACAACCTCTCTTGTTTGATCGTACTGTGATTGAGAATATTTTATATGGTACAGAAAATATTACTAAGGAACAGGTCGAAACCTTTATCAAGAATATTGGCGTTGAAAAAGAGTTTGTGAATCTTGAACATGGAATAGATTCAAAAGTTGGGAAAAATGGATCAAAATTATCTGGCGGACAACGTCAAATTGTATTATGTCTTCGTGTGTTTTTCCAAAATCCTGAATTTATTGTTATGGACGAACCAACGGCTTCACTCGACACAACATCCAAAGAAACTCTTAAAATGTTGTTAAATGTCATAATGAAAGATAAAACCGTGATAATTGTAACACATGACAACGAACTACTCGAAATAGCAAACAAGAAAATATATGTTGAAAATGGTGTAATAAGAAAACCAAAAGATAAATTGAAAGGGTATGAACCCCTAACTGAGTTTTACATGGAGAATGGACTTTTGTCTAAATAATCTATAGTATATAGATGAGGTAGGGTGAGGAAACTATCCCTGAGGTAGGGTGTATATAAGAAAAGAAGGATTATAATGTACATACATGAACACCACTGTGGACCATCTTGAAATGAGTGACAAAGAAATTGGTCCATCATCACTATCGAACATTGTGCGAATGAAAATGCAAAATCATGTATTTTTTGCAAAAGCTGTTGTCAATCATGCCAATCAATACAATGCAGATTATACCATATTTTTAGTGGAACATTTGATGACATATAAATTGCTATAAAGATATAAAAATATATAATGATGGATAATATATAAAGTAATAATGATGGACAATAAAAAGATTATCAATTTTGCATCCTTTCTCTTGGCAATGAAAATGTCAAAAGATAGACGTATTCATGACGCGTATCGTTCATATATTTCAAAGAAGAATGAAGATTTTTCCGAGTCGGAAAAGAATTCCTCTGATACGCTGGTTCGTTCAAATGTATCTGTGAATGTTGGGAAGAACCGATCACAATCATAACTTTTATCAATTCTTGTTATGTACAATTTCGAAGCTACATTGAAGAATTGATTGTAAATTTGTTCTCCTCCTATGATAAAGCATTGTGTGTATTGAGTTTCGAGACGATTCAAAATATTTACCACATCATCATCTTGACAGAACTCGAGATGATTGTTTTCCAAATGTTTATAAGCCTCTGGTTGGGTTGTCAAAACTATATTATATCTATTTTTCAGAGGGCGATGCTTCTCAGGAATTGAAAAGTATGTGTTACGTCCCATTACAACAATTGAATTTTTCGTTATTTTTGCAAAATACTTCATGTCCTCAGGAATATTCCATACAAGTTTGTTATTATTTCCAATCCCATTATTTTGTTCTATTGCAACAACGATAGCAACGTTCATTTTGTTCATGATATTAAATATTCTTAATAATATTTAAGGGTATCACATTTTTATATATGAGTAAATCGGTAATGATGCACACAAAAACAATTACAGATTATTCGTTCAAGTATATGGATGATTGTAGGAAAATTTATTATTTAACACAAAATACACCGAAAAAGAATCCTACGTTTTATAATAGGAAATTATATACCACTCCATTCGAGAACAGAAAGGGCGAGACTATGAATGTTTTACTTGGTTATAGTTTAGAATCAGCATGTATTCAAAAAATAAACGACCTTGAAACTGTTGGAAAATTATATGAAGGTGTGAAAATTGAAACGGTACTTTTAAAAGATTTCAAATATCTATCTTCTGCCTTGAACATACCACTTATAGTTTTGCTAAATTCGTATTGTGATGTATACAATCAAGAAGAGCACTCTGAGCTCTTTTACTATTTTGATACTAAACGGTATTCTGATAATCATAGTTTTACAAAATTTAGGAATAAAAATTGAGTTGTAATTATAATATTTTGTCAAAATGTCTTTATTGGAATATAATGATGAATTTCAACAGAATTGCGTGGATTCGGAATCGTACACATTGGAAAGGATTATAGGACGAGGAAGTTATGGAATAGTCTTTAAATCGAAGCGAAATGATAGTGGTGAGTTGCTAGCCATAAAGCGTATTTCGACTGTTTTCTTTTCTAATGAGGATGCTCGTCGAATTCTAAGAGAACTGATATTTATGAAACATCTCAATCACCCCAATATTATTAAACTCAAGCACATATTCACTCCTAGGGATAAAGAATATGATTATATATACATAGCCATGGAATATTTAGAATGTGATTTTCGAAATATGATAAAATTAAACTACAAGACACTCACAGCTGATCATCACAGATATATATTATATCAAATATTAAATGGGATGCATTATCTTCATTTGTCAAAGATATTTCATAGAGATTTGAAACCTGCAAATATCTTAATCAATTCGAGTTGTACGGTCAAAATATGTGACTTTGGACTCGCACGGTATATTGATGGTGAAAACACTGATAGTAAACAGATGTGGACAGATTATGTAACAACACGTTGGTATCGTGCTCCCGAGTTGTGTTGTGCTAAGGATGTGGCGTATGATGAAAGTATTGATATATGGAGTATAGGATGTATTTTCTTAGAACTAGTAACTGGAACTGCATTATTCAAAGGTAAAAATGATTTTAATCAACTAAATTTAGTTATGGCAGTAATTGGGATTCCCGATCCTGTGGCATTACAGTACTATTGTCCAAGAGTACAAAGGTATATTCAAAAATACAAGACAAATCAATATTCAACAATGTCTCTTGATACATACACGAGAAATAAAGTAGATCTAGAAGCTCTAGCGTTAGTCACAAAAATGTTAGACTTGAATCCATGTTGTCGTCCATCTGCTTCAAAATGCATTCAATCAAAATATCTCAATTCCTATTTACAAATCTTTGCTGAGCAAGTACAAGATCCAATACAGTTTCACGAAAATCAATTTGATTTTGAGCATGAACAGGAATTGAGTATGGAAAATATACGGAATTTAATCAATTATGAGATAGGCTATTTCGACAAAACCTTGGATAATTTATCTTGAAAGTCTGAAATGAAAAACGACAGTGTCAATTTCGTTTTGTCCATGTTATTGAGATATTCATACATTGCTTGTATGTAATTCATATCCATAACCTTTGTTGCGGCTTCATATAAATTATTATAGAAACCTGGATAATGAATTCCAAGAATTTCTTCGAGTGCGGGATGGCGATTTATAACTATTGGAGTGTTTCTTACAATACATTCAACAACAGTGTTACTAGCAGATGCATCGACAAGATTCAAGAAAACAATATTATGTGATAAAAGTGAATCGTAATCTTTATTTTCTAAATTTTCAAGAACTTGAACAGATTGTTCACATTCTTTAATATGCTTCAACATGCCTTCCACATACTTATTTACAAATAATGGAATAGAATTTCCATCTTTATTTGAACACGTTTCAATTCTGCTCACAGTATGTGCCCCAGTGTCAGCATTATATAAAGTTGTATTTACATCAAGATTGTCATCGAGTTTTTTAAACATCCAAGTAGGACAAAAGTAGTTATCCATTTCCTTTCCTTTCAACGCTGCTTTTTGTATTCCAAGTTTATTATTGGGAGGAAGTGGGAGAGCTCTTATTGCATATGGATTTCTTAACCATGCTCCTATTTGAACAACTTTTCTGTCTGGATTAATTAAGAATTTTGCCATGGTAAATTTATCTTCAACAAACTCTGTGGGATGTGTAAGATTTATCACAGGTATATTTTCTTTTCCTATATTTTTTAATGCAGCATTCATTTGGTGCATCAAATAATGTGATAGAACAAACAAACACTTGCAATGCTCCAGTGATTTCAAAAACTCTGGTACCTCCAAAAGAGCAACACAGTTGTAATTACTGTACGTGGTATTAAATGTGTGATGTACAAACCCCGCCCATGGCTTTCCATAAGGTACAATATTACATGATTTGGTAATATCAAGTCCCCACATGAATGTTCTTTCAACACATGCATCAATCATTATACTCGACGTTTTGTTAAGATTTGTGCCATCAAGTTGTTGAAGACCACCCATAACATAAGACCATCCAGATCTATGAAGGCCTCTGTAGTTGTCTTGAGACATGTAATTCAAGTCAATTATAACAGAGCGCTGACACTTAATCAATGGGTAATAGTTATTGGAAATTTCAATATTATGAATATAGTTGTCTTCATATATCCATTTAATTGCGTCAACAATGGAGAAATCTGTCTTGACCATATTTTCATTCAGTCCCCAAACATATGGGGAACCAATTTTATCCGTTATTGCGAAACATATGACCTTAGCAAGTTCTATGGATGTCTTCTTACATGATGAAAGAAGATTGTTTGTAGATATATTTTTGTCAAACCATTTTTTCATTAAAGTCTCATCAATTTTGAGAACGTTTGTAATTTGTTTTTGACATTGTATCAAAGTTTGCTCAAGAGTATTTTGAACTTTATGAATGAGCAGTCTTTTATTTTTCTTTTCTTTACAAACATTCTGTAAAATTGTATATTTCTGGGGATCCACTTTTATAGGGATGAAAGGTGTTTTAAGACGGTCAAGCACAAGACTTGTAAGTTTTTTTGGATCTATTTCTGTTGGCATATAATGCTCATCTGTTGGAAGTTTATAAGCAAAATTTAAAAGATTGTTATCAATCATTAAATTATCCATTTTTTGTGTAGAGTATATTGCTACACAAGGGATATTTTGTATCATTGAAAACATGATGGAATGGTATCTCATACCGATGATTAAATCATGTTTCCCAATGAATTTCAACATTGCGAGAGGGCATCTTAAATTTGTCTGTTTGCAATTTGTAACATGTTGATATACAGATAATCTATTATATATTTTTTCATTAATTATGTAATCGGATTCTTTCTCATAAATAGAAGTATTAAACGATAATAGATTTATTTCTGTCTGAGGAAACTTATGCATCAGGTTAAAAATAAACTCGACAATGGAATCAATGAGAGAAGATTCTTTGGCATTTTTGTAAAATGAAGGTTGTGCCAATGCAATCCCTATTCTATTTGGCGTTTTAACATTGATTTTGTCTTTGCTTGTTGAAGAAGACGCCAACATCCATGTGACGTCAGGAAGGTATCCAACATTTTCTTCTCCTAACACAGACGATGCGATGTTGATATCTTGTTGACTTCGAAGAACGATATGGTCAAAAGTGTTGATATACTTTGCATCAGCTTTAAACGGAATTCCAACAGAAAATGCATAGCAGGGACCACAATAAGTTCTTAATAGTAACTGAATTTTGGGCATAAAATATTTATTAACAATATCACCACCTGCTACAATAACTATATTTATATCTTTTGGGATTGAATGAGTATCATCAATGCTACTAAATATTAGTTCGACATTTGGAAATAGATGTTTGTATGCAAGTATATATGCTTCATCTCCAATGTTTCCACGATTAAAAAAGCCAATTACCAGATATTTTTCAGATGTATTAACATTATGTGTTCTACTGAAGAGACTTGATTTAAAAATATTCATAAAGAATGTCGTACTCCTTACATAATATGAAGAAAAATTACCTATTTTTAATATTTGTATAATAATAATATGAGTGCTCTTTTGTCATCATATGATAATGACTGGACAATCACTGTTACAAACTCAAACGCATCATCAGAAGAATTGAGTAATACAAAAGGGTCTTTTCTTGGAAATGGAAAACATGGATTTATAACAGCATTTGATAAAATTGGCGTCCAACAAAGTTTGATAAGTGTTGATTTTGATTTTAATGAAAACGGTGTTTATAAAAGTAATGTTTCAAATGGTTTTGACTTTACAACTATCAAGTTTTTTGATAATAAACCGATACCAGAAACAAATGCAAATATTACATTTAAAAACCAAAGCCTGAATATGTTTAATGGAATATCATCTACCTCATTCGAAATTGTAAACACATCAAATAGCAACGTCATAGATGTTTCATATGATTTATATCCTGTGAGACATCTTCCGTATTGCACTGTTCAAACAATAACAATAACACCCAAACAAAATATGGATTTATTAGAATTTTATCATGAAGTTAGTTGTAGTGACTGTATAAATTTGATAGATTATAACAATAATGTAATTTACAACGAGTTGGTAAATTCTTCAAAGGGATTATATGTTTTGAATGGTCAAGGTGAGTTTAAGGATACAGGGAAAAAAATATCGGTCGCAAGTTGTTATCTTGCGGAAGATTGGGATCATTTTAGTCTCATAGGATTCAATAGGTATAGTAGAGATACATCGAGATGTTATCAAAAACTTGTTCTGAAGAATATTTCATCAAACGTGCCTTATAAATTAAATATATTGACAACACAATTAACGGAATACGATTTTAAAAATCCAAACGAGGAGGTAAAAAGGATTGCCTTAAATATCGCAAACAGAGCTCAAGATACTCTACAAATGGGAAAGCTTCGTGAAAATCATGTAACTGCGTGGTTTAATATGTGGAAATCGAATATTTCAATTGATGCAAAGCTTGGGATTACAGACCAAGAAATGGCCAGGTTTTCATCAATCCGACGTACTTTGCGCTACGGACTTTATAATGTATGGAGTTCTGTCCGAGAGGGTATAAGAACCGAGGTAAATCCTGCAGGATTATCTGTAATTGACACTTATGGGTCTTTGTTTTGGGATGGTGATTTATGGTTCATACCACTATTGACAATTTTGAGACCTGATATTGCAAAAACTGTACTTGAGGCAAGATATCGTGTGATAGACAAGGCAATACAGTTAGCATCTGGATATGGTTTTAGTGGAAGTAAATATCCATATGTAAATGAGACAGTCGGGTACACGGATGCTCCATATTGGGATTTGAATGGGCCAATGCATATTTTCAACACTGCCCTTGTATCAATCAGTGCATGGAATTATTATCGTATCACCCAAGATAAAGACTGGCTTGCCAACAAAGGGTATTTGATGATAAAGAACAATGCAAATTTCTTTGCCAGTAAAGTTACATTGGGAGATGATGGCTCCTACCACATGAATGATGTATATTCTTTTCATGATAAGGTTTCAAATGATAATGCTCTTACAAACTATTTAGTGCGTCTTGCCTTGAAATATTCTTTAGAGGCATCGTATGAATTAAATATAGTCCCCGTTGAGACATGGGCACAAACATATTTTAGCATCGATATGAAATTCTTTGATGATGACATTCTGGGCATTGTGAAAATGGATGTTGATTCAACAATAACAGACAATTTTAAATTTTTAGAAATGCTGATTCCATTTACAACATTGTATTCAAAAAACTATTTTGATACAAATCTTTCAAGAGATTCAACAAATATTGAAGCCATACTAAATTTTTACAAAACAAAAATTGATAGTAGATATCTGAGTAATCCTTTGAATAATATGCTGTTATCTTGGATTAATGCCAGTCTAACAAATACAATTACAAATGATTATACAATAAATACGTATGATTGTCTGTGCAAAATCATAGATGAGAATGTTGTTGGTTTGTGGGGAAATATGAATATGCAAAATGATGCAACAGGATATAATGATTTGTCCCTGAGTGCAATGTTTTTGTTAATGATTATAACAACTTTGGGCACAATTAGAATTACAGGTAGTGTTTCAGAAACCAGATTCTACAATGAATCTATGGGTATTAAATTGGAAAATACATGCTCGATGCCCAAGACGTTTAAAAATGTACGTTTGACAGGAATATCTGGTGTTGATACATACAATGTTTTGAATAAAGTTTTTTATTCATAAAAAAGTGTCATTTATATGTAAGAAATGGAGTTTTTCGCAAAAGACGGAAAATTATATCAAAATAGTAAAGAGATTCAATTGAGAGGAATCAACTGGTTTGGTTGTGAAACGGGAAGTTATTCACCACATGCTTTATGGGCTCAAAGCTTGGATACATATATAGAAATTCTAAAAAAAAATGGTTTTAATGCAGTACGAATGACACTTTCAGCAGAAGTTATGCTTAATTTAGATGGTATAATAGTAAACTCTGTAGATGGTTCATTGAATGGAGGTATGGATAAATACAATGCTGGACACTTGCTTGATATTGTAGTACAAAAACTAAAGAATGCAGGTATTTTAGTTATGTTTAATATGCATAGAATGAAACCATCGGAGGACATCAGTGAATTATGGTATACATCAGAATATCCTGAAACAAAATTAATTCAAGCATGGCAAGCTGTCACAAAGCGGTATATTAATAGCCCAAATGTTTTTATGATGGATATTAAGAATGAGCCACACGGTGGAAGTGTTTGGGGAGGAAGTAATTCTCAAGTTGACTGGGCGGCGGCATGTGAAAGGATAGGTAATGCGATATTAAGTATTAATCCAAAATTATTGATATGTGTTGCTGGTGTAACAAAAGATATATGGGGAGACGATGTATCCGGTGCAATTTCAAGACCTGTTAAATTAAGTATTGCGAATAAAGTTGTATATTCCCCACATTGTTACAAACACTGGCGATACCCGACTGTGGATGGGTTTGATAACACCAAATATTTTGATACTATTTTTGGAAATTTGTATAAGAAAAAGGGATGTGTTATCATGGGAGAATATGGTTACAATGATAATGATGAACTTGATGTTAAATGGGTTAATGAACTAGTAGCATATATGAATAACATTGGACTAACAAATTCATTTTATTGGTGTTTAAATGCAAATGGATCTGGTAATCAAGGAATATTAAAAGAAGATTGGAAAACAGTCAATGATACAAAGATGCTACTCATTAAGAAAGTATCTCCAAACCCATCAATATTTACTTTCGCATCCAACCAATTGCCAGCTCCAGCTCCTCCACCACAACCAAAGCCGCAACCACAACCGCAACCACAGCCACAACCACAGCCACAATCGGCAAAGGTTGAAATAAGAATTGCGCAGAAATCTCAATGGACGGATGGTTCCGGTGCAAAATTTTTCCAACAAGAGGTTACTGTAGTAAACACTACTGGATCTAGCATAAATAACATTGTGCTTGATATATTTGATACAAGTATTGAGTCCACTTATTCAGCAACACAAGAAGTAAATGCTGTTTCATTCCCTGACTGGTTAAAAACAAACAAACTAGGGCCACAACAATCATGGGTCTTTGGTTTTACAGGGAAAAATTCAATGGGTCGTGTAATCATTCGAACAATCTCATAATTCAATGTCCACCATAATAGGAACATGATCAGAGCCTACAATATCACTGCATATTGCTGATTGTTTGATTTTATTTTTTATTTTCTTGGAAACAAGTGTATAATCTATACGCCATCATTTGTTCCTCTCACGCGATTTTGCGAAATTGCTAAAGTATGTATATTTTTTTTCTTTGGGATACATATCACGAAATGTATCTATAAGATTACATTCTTCTAACAGGTTTGAGAATGCTGCCCTTTCTTCTTTTGTGAAACCTGCCGAACGAGTATGTCCCTTTGCAGAATGAATATCTAAATCTGTATGAGCAACATTAAGATCTCCACAAAGTAAGATTGACTTTTTTCGTTGAAGGAACTGGATGTATCTTCTAAATAGTGGTTCCCATTCATTAATACGTTGCTCAAGACGTTCCAGTTTTGTTTTTGAATTTGGTGTATAACAACATATTACAAAGATTGTTTCATACTCAAGAGTTATTAGGCGCCCTTCTTGTAAGAAATCATACATTTCACCATCTCCGAGAAGTTCATATTCATAATAAACATTCAATGGCTTTTCCTTAGACAAAATAGCCACACCTGAATATCCCTTCCTTGCCTTTGAACAGTTCAGAAAAATGTGCGGGTATGTGTCCTTGTATAGGTCAAATTCCTTAACATTTTCCGCAGAACATTTAACTTCTTGAAGGCAAATTATATCTGCTTGGGATTGGTTTATTAATGCTGATAATATAGGCTGTTCATTATTCGTAATTTTGTCTCCGTTGATATTTTTATTGTTCACTGATCTGATTCCATTTATATTCCAAGATAATAGCTTCATTATTTTGAAAATGAAGATAAAAGTTTTTCATTTTTTATTGCGTGATTTGTTTTTCATTTTCAAGTATTTTTTTACAAGATTAATGCTTGAAAGTATTCCATTCCCTGTGAATGAAGGATTATTATATGGATAACTAAATTTGATAAAGTTGCCAGGAATAGGATTTGGATATATTTGATTAGTAATATTATTTTTATACAACTTTTCACCAAACATTTTTCCAATGTTATATGTTCTATTTACAAGATGTTTGTTGGAAGACTGAATCACTGCAGCAATATTCGCATCTAGTTCTATATGATCAACTTCTTCTGTAAAATATAAAACGAGTAATGGTTTGCAATTTATGCTTTTTATAATGGCATCGATGTAATCAATCTCTATATCTTGTTCAATATCATTATTTACAATCTGTAAAGATGCAATAAAGTTTGCATGGAATCTATGTGCATAATGTGAAAAATATTTCATAATACCACATATGGTTGCACTTCCAGTATTGAACCACACCTTGGAAGTTTCAAAATTAACGACATTTCCCAATAAAAAAATTGTTGGATAGTCGGTATTTTTGATAAGATCGATTCGTATTATCTGATTAGAATTTGAACATTTCAAAAGTGAGGTACTTGCACCTCCACCTCGAAAAAGTGTTTTTATTCTTTGTGAAATTTGACGATTAGAATCTTCATTTCTAATTTGTCTTGCGATATTACAACACAGTATTTGATGAATTGCATCTTCAATTAATCCTCTGTATTCCCTTTTGTCTCGTACAAAAACGTCAATAGATTTGGCATGTCCATGAAAGGCCATAAAATTTAAAAGAACCATTTTTGAAGTTATACAGCCTATGTGGCAAAAATTGACACAAATATCTTCACCAATATTCATAATTGTGTTTGCTACTTCTTTAAAGCTTGCATAATCGCCAGATGTATCCAAGAAAAAAAATACTACCCTTCCAGATGGAAGAATAAGTTTATATCCAATATCGGCTTCAGAAAAATTATTGTTCTTCAAGTACTGCATTAATGCTATTGTTGTTGGAAATAACATAATTTCTGTGACATTTGTGTATGTGTTCTGATATACAAAATTGAAATTCATGTACAGTCCTTATTTTTACAGGACATTTATATTCCAATATCACGTTTTTTGAAATGGGTTGATATGATTATAAATTAAGTTCATTTTCTCTACATCATTATCTATATTGACATCAAAATCTTGCATTATCTGATCGAAAATAGCACAATATTCCAAAGGTTTGCAATCTAGACGCGGTACTTTATAATATTCTTTCATTTCCATATATGATATCTTGCTAATAAGCGGTCGAACTAGATAAAATGATTTTTTTATGTCCAGAAATCTATATTGTTTTCCGGAGTTTTCCAAATATTCTTCCATTATACTTTTAAAACGCACACTCTTCATTTCACAGTCGTATGTCGCAAGATATACAAGTTCATTTGCACCTGCTACCACGGTTAGTAATTTGCACAACTCTTCATAACATTCGTCTTCATAAATGTCATGCACTTTAAAATGGTGCTGTGTATCTGGATCATATATACTTATAGAAGTTGGTTCATCAATATAAGGATTTTCACTTTCTCTTGAGACGTTGTAAAATAATGTTTTCATGCCTGCATGTTTTTTCTTCCAAAAAAGGCTCGGAAATATAATTGGGGCGGCCATTGTAGCAGCATAAATAAATGGGGTCACAAACATAGGCTCTTGTTCCATTGGATGAAATGTTTTATTATAATAATGTAGCACAAATCCTTTATATAATATAATATACAATTAGATGTCTTTACCATCTGATTTTGATGCTGCTACTTTTTTGTATCTAAACCCAGAACTCCAAGCATATTCCAATGTATATACAATAGAACTTGCTCGTGACTACTTTCTATCTAGTTCCTCGAGCAGTAATTTGGCATATAACATGGCACAAATGCCATCCAACTTTGATGGACGGATATTTATTGCAGATAACAAAGATGGTCTCAATATCAGTCAATTGAATAATACCATCAAAGTTGCTATGAGTAATGATGGGTTTTCAAAATATGACATGGACGCATTTTCACAATATCTTCCCACTGTGTATAAGGACCTTCGACTCTTAGATACGAACATTTTTGCCTTTAAAAATCTTGATTATGCTATCACATCAAACAATTTGATTGTAGGTGATGAAATCAAAATAGGTGTGAATAATGTACTGAACGTCTTTTCGAAAGTTGTTGATATAGATAGCAACTTGAATGTATTTACTGTATCAAATTATTATACGAGCTCACTTAGCAACCCTGATGATAAATATTTATTAATTGGTCATAAAATATATGATTTTGATAGATTGAGTCGTGCAAATTATGTTCGCAACAATAGATCATCGAATCCAATCTATGGAGATTTTAGTAATCGATTTTATGGTTTGGATCCAGATTTCAATGTAACGTTTTACAAAATGTTATATCCCGATGCCAGATTATTAACAGACGAGCAATGTGTTCTGGACTATACCAGTAGACGCAATAATAATGATGTCCGTGTTGGCAAATCGGACGAACTTGTGAAAAGTATTGATTATGTATATACTGAACTGCGGAACTTGCATGTTAGCTGTAATTGCAAAGTAGATCATAATCTTGTCCTTTCTGGCTACTGGGTGAATGGCATTACCAACAATAAAACCAGACCTTCCTCTCAAGCTACTGATGTAGAACTCATAACAGAAAAAGCAAGTAAGGGATACCTTGATATTTTTAAAGAAACGACCATGGATTTGAACAATCTTATTGTCAATAGTAATTCAACTTTTTGCAATGCTGTCGAAATGTTTGGCACTTGTTATATCCAAAGTAACTTGACATTATCCAACAACATGCAAATATCAGGAAATGCTTTTATTGGTTCAAATATGTTTATAGGAAGCAATCTTTCATTGAGCAATGATTTTGTAACAGGGTGTAATGCATTTATAGGAAATGATTGTACAATTTCTAACAATCTCATTATACAAGGCGTATTTTCGCTTCAAGGTGATTGTGAAATTCATGGCAGGGCACTTGTTCATAAAGAAGGAGTTTTCGGGTCAAATGTCAGTTTATCAAATAATGGTTATGTTGGGCACAGTTTATTTGTAGGAAGCAATGTCTCAATGTCAAATAATCTTCAAGTATGTGGAAACACTGATGTACTTGGTTATGTGAACATTGCAGGAAATACTGTTATTCAAGGGAATATGCAAGTGAGCGGAAGTAATCATATTGTCGGTACTGTAACCATTGAGTCTAATACATCAATAGATGCAAACTTGGATGTTTGGCAAACGATCAATGTAGGATCAAACATTGCTTTATCAAACAACCTTTTTGTTGGAAATGCGACAGTTATGACTGGAGAACTTACCCTATATGGCAACGCAACCCTTTGTAACAATATTGTAATTGAAAAAGATGTTTTAGTGGGACAATCGTTGAATGTGGGTTCAAATGTGTCGTTGTCTAACAATCTCCAAGTCTTGAACAACGTTTATGGAAATTGCAATCTATCTTTGTCCAACAATTTGTATGTAAATGGAGATGGTATGATTAATGGCAAACTTTATGGACTATGTAATGTACTTGCCATTTCAGGTGATGCAGATGTTTCTGGAAACTTTATTGGATATTCCAATGGTACATTTTGCAATAATTTAAATGTTATAAGAGATATCACAGCACAATCAATCGTGGTGTCAAGTAATGCTCAAATAACAGGCTTTCTTCAAGGACTTTCCAACTTTGAAATTAAGGGGATTTCGACTTTTTCCAATGCAGTCACAATAATTGGAAATACATCTTTGGAGAGCAATTTATCTTTGACTGGCACGATGAATATTGGAACAAGCAATACATGGGGGACATTATTAGTAGATGTGATGGGGGGAATACGAGCAGACGATTATCTTATTACATCGGATGCAAGGGTAAAAAAAGAAATCAAAACGTTTGACAATACTTATTGCACAAACTTTATCAAAAATGCTCCAGTAATTTCTTATAAATTGAAATATGATCCTTGTGAGAGAGAAAAGTATGGATTTTTGGCACATGAGATGGAACAGTTGGATAAAAATGTTGTGGCAAATATAAGAGATTTCATCCCAAATATAATGAAACAATGTGTTGTTAAAGTTGATTGGATTGTAATAAAGAAACACGAATTAAAAAAGGGCGATCGTGTCAAGATTGTGGATGGTAGATGTACTAAAATAGTCAAGATTGTGGAGATAAAAACAAATTCAGTACGAGTAGATGCTTCATTTACTGAAAAATCGATATTTGTGTATGGACCAGAAATACAAGATTTCAAAGCACTCGATTACACACAACTTTTTGCTATTTCTGTTGGTGCTCTACAAAACACTATTGCAAGGGTTACAGAATTAGAAAATCGCTTGGCAAGCTTTCAATAATTATCGTATTCGGATGCCAACATTTTTTCATCAATAATATCTTTCGTTCCTGGTTTTTGTTCTTGCAGTGCTTTATTAAAACTCTTATAATCTGATTTTATTTTGCCAATAGAACTCTTAATTGCAGTATTCCATTCAGAAGGTATATCTGATTTTACTTTTGTTTCATATTCATATATTTCATTATCATTTGCACTTGAAATCGGATTATTTGCAATTGCTTGCTTCTTTTCTTCGAGATTGTCTACATATTGTTTGTATGTATCTTTGATAGTGACAATGTTTGTATAAATCATATATACTAAGAAACTAGCTATTATTGAAAATATTGCAATTAAAAGCCATTTTTTGTTAACACGTTGCCTTATTTTCATCAGGGTTATTGATGCAGTGCTCATATTGGATATCTTTGGTAATGTGCAGGCTGCTGCCATTGCTTATAGTTATGAAAGAAAAATAATATTTACAAAATATAATAGTATGTCGTACATCAAGTCGTCATTATTTTATTTAAAAGACATAAATGACTTTTTGAAAGAGAAGCACGACCAGTATTTAAATTTTAATAATTATCTCAAGCAACTGACTACAAATGAAAAGGAAGTTATTCCATTTTTAGAAAGAGTCATAATGAACAAGCACAACTATGATCTTAATAAGGAACGGTTCTCCAAGGAACTGAAAGGGGATATTTCTTTTAGTAAAGCATTAAAAATATTACTTATCATTCTTGAAATTGTTATAATTATTGCATTATTGGCAATGTTTTTCACATGGTATTTTGACAAAAATAATTCATCACAATCTTTTATCAATAAGTTCAAAGTTGGATTGATGTATATCATAGTAATATTATTAGTGAATTTATTGGCAACATGGATGATCCGTGGGCAGCAATACAATATAAACGACCAAACAGGAAACCTGACTAAAGCTCCTCAGTCTGAAGAGATTTTCACAGCTTTTGATCTTCAACCTGGGATAGCAATGTATTATGCCTTAAAAAGAAACTTTTCAGAACCAATAACAAGTTCAAACAGGAAAACTTTGAAAACATTATTCGGAAAATACACAAGTACTGTTAAAACTGATAAAGGTTCAATTAACACTTATCCAACAGTATCAGATATAATTGGTAAATATGGTAATGATTGGAAGAATATAACAAAAAGCATTGAACATTCCCTTACAACAGTATTTGAAAAGCCTGTGTATGATCCCAATGATTCCACAAAAATAATTGGATACAAGAGTTTATATGATGAAATTGACAAACAATTGAGATATTCGGATAATATCACTATGATGAAGGAACTTGTTGCGCAAGGTGACAACCTGAAATCGTATGTATTGAACAATATTCAACTTGGAGGTTCCCTAACTAATGATGATGTTAAGAATATTATTACAACAGAGATTGTGCCATTATTTAATTTTAAATCTGTACTTACCCAGATACCTGGTTGGAATGTGAAAGATGAAAAAAGTCTCCAACAAATTGAATCGCCTTTTGAAGTTTCAAGCAATATCGAATGCATGTTGAATTGTGAGGTCAATGACACTTGTCTAGTCGCGGCTTTGGATATGCCAAGTAAAAAATGTACAATGTATTCAAATCAAATTCCAATGGGTAATAAACTGAAATACGACAGTGATAAAACTCTATTCGTAAAAAATAATGAAAAGGGTGCAGTATTCTTGGAGGGTAGTGGACTTGTCTCTGAACATTCCAGCCAGATTTGGGATGTAGATGGGAAAACAAGCGAGTGTGCAAATGATTGCCTTGCTGGACAAGATTGTGTGAAATACATACAGGACAAAGATGGTAAATGTCACAAATATCTTTCTAATTCACCAATTGACCCTAAAAATATAATCACAAATTGTGAAGAAGGAAAATGTCAATATTTCAAAAAAGAACTGGGAACATTAGGGAAAACAGTTGATAGTTTATATATCTTTACTAAATCCCAAGATTTACTCAAAGCACAACTTTTAGAAATTATGAAACGAAATAGGTTTCAATTCAATATTAGAGATCAATATGTTCAAATAAAAGACGCACTTACATCAAAATATGGTGCCGAATTTATACAATCCCTTGGTGAAAAAATTGTAGATCTTTTTGATGCCGTACAAACTAGTGCTGATATGTTAAACAAGGGGTCAAAATCGTCTCCATCGCCCAAGTATATTAACTCTGATTCATTCGTTCGAGTATTTGATAAACTTACATACAAAGATTTTGGATCAATATATTATTCTACATCATCATTATCAAATGTGGTTGAAAGCTTAAATTCGATGGTTCAAAGTGATATCGCAAATAATATGTCTGCAGATGATAATATCTTCCTTGCACAAGAGAGACAAACAAATACTTACAAATATTTCATCATAAATATAAGCATACTGCTAGTGTTGGGATACGTCTATTACGCAATATCTAATACAGTGCAAACAGGAGGTGGGTATATTGCAAATGTACGAAATGCCTCCAAGAAAGCATTCAATACGTCGAAGAATATGATTTCCGATGTGGCTGTTGACAGATATTTCAAATTCTTGGTACCAATGGTATTTATATCATTTGCAATTGTGATAATGGTGTCTTGGTATAAAAAGACATTGGCATTAAATACATATAATAGAGAGGTTTTAGAAAAAAATGGTGGAAATTTAGTTGCTTCATGTTATAACTTGAAAAAAGTGCTGGATGAGATGCAGGATGAAATAGTGAGCACGAAGAAACAGTACTCTTTTGAAACCTTACTAGAAGACATGAGTATAGAAAGTGAATTAAAAAAAGACTTGTACGACAACATGATACAAACGTTAGAGTTGTTAGAAAAATGCAACTTATTAATGGATGGGGCAGATATTACACTACCTTTCCCATGGGTAGATGTATCAATAAATCTAATGATAATTGTGATATGTGTAATTGTATTGATGAAGGTGATGTATGAAATGAGTCCAATAACTCTTCTAGGAGACATAAGAGAATTGAACATAAATGCTAAAAGAATTATAAATGGGGAAACACCAGATCTCAGTAAATTAAATTGTGATGATAGTGAAGATATGGGTATGACATTAAAGATTATAGGATTTGTAATATTTGTGATGATTATAGTGTTGTTCTCAATGAAACTTTTGAGATCGTCTGAAAATTATAAAATGGGTCTTTATAACAGTAAATATTATAAGGATTCAAAGTGTGCTCATTAGAAACATATTTAAAGAATTCGTATGAAATGTAATCATAACTAACATGCTTTATCAATTTGCAATTTGTGCACTTCTACTTGTCAGTGGAATGCCAATGTTTGAATGTAAAGTAGCCCCTGTTCCTGCACCAGTCCCAGCCCCTGTAAAAAAGGGGGGCTGTGGAAGAGATGCTTGTGAACCAATCATGAGCTCAACGACAAATATGAATCCTCTAAATATTCCTGCTTGTAGTGGTTGTACTGGGGTGACTGCATGTCCCGCGTGTCAGACAACGGCGTGGCATGTACCAGATATTTCTACAACTACAGGTAACATTTGGACTTCCGTTGACAATCCAGTAAATGCATACAAAATGGTCACCACAACACCTTTAGGTACAAAAACGAATGTTGAGTATGGAGGATTTTGTGCACCTGTAAAGAAGACAACACCCGCCATCTTCCTCCAGTCTGTAGCGATGGTTCTTCCTATACCATCATGGTTTAATGGAAATCTTAGAAATGATATTGTCAAGTTTGTTCTACCTGCTGGTGCTGCTACTTAAAAATCGCAAAATTGGCAACATATACACTTATATAGACTGTTTTCAGGAACTAAATTGATATAAGGATATCTGAATAATTAATTTTAAG